TGACTTACTCGGGGAAGCAAAGATGATATTGTGTAAACGTTTAATGTTGATGCCAGTAGAGAACGTTCCGTAAGAAGCAATAATGATAGCGTTATCCTGAGTCTCGGTTAACTTACGTACTTCTTCCCTATCTTCTACATCTGTACCGCCATGAACAAAGAAAATTTCACGGTCTGATATATTGTTATTTATTAAATCGTAAAGTGGTTCACCATGCTTCTCCACATAGTTAAACAACACCAAGGTGTTACCATCGATATCATTAACTAGATTCTTAATTAGGTTGTTACGTTGTTCATGTTGTACAATATATTCCATCTCAGCATGATAGTCCTCAAAGTATTTGTACTCATGCTTACACACCAGCACCTTGATACGGAACTTGGAGAGGTGTCCTTGCTTGATTAGGTCATCTGTCCTAGTCACCTTCTCACAGGCACCAAAGAGACCCTCCAGGACCCACTTGTGAGTCTTGCTGCCATCTAACGTACCAGTAAATCCAAAACGATATTTGGCATTGTGTAGCTTAGTCATGATTCCTGTGAGGGACTTCGACTTAAATAAGTGTGCCTCATCTCCGATAACACAGTCAATGTCATCAAAGTATCTTTTTGGGAACTTGTAGATTGACTGCCATGTAGAAATAATAACTGGTTTGTCAGTATTCTTATCTTTGCCCGAATATATTGTATGACAGTATTCGTCGGCATTCCATCCATAGTCTTTAAAATCTTTGATCATCTGCTCTACCAATGAGGTAGTTGGTACGACTAGCAGAATCTTTTTACCTGCTGCAGCATAGTATCTCACGATACTGTAGATCATAAGGGACTTACCCGATCCTGTCGGTGACAAAAACAACCCTCTGTTGTTCTTCAGTGCTTTGTACACCGTCATGTATTGATAGTCTCTAGGTTTGTACTTAGAGATACTATTCATAAAATCTGCTACACCTTTGGGGGAGACGAACCCGTTGCTTTCTTCAACGTCTCCATACCAATCGTTAGGTTCGTAACTTAATCTATACTTTCGTTCGGCACACCATTCTTTTAGATGGGGAAGTAATCCGCCATACAATTCACCTGTAGCAGGAGAGTACAGGTGAATCATACCATCCCAGTATCTAAATCTGGGCTGCCGTTTTAAGAACTTTGCTTCTGGTAATTCAAAAGAAAAGTAATCCGCTAATTCATGATGAACGTGCTGATCAGAATTAACGGTAAGATATACTTCGTTCTTCTTCTTGACAGTAATCAGGGACATTAGTTTCCATTAATAAACTTCTCCCATTCAATAGCGTTCTTCACATGATAATTTCTTTGTGAAATCATCTTTAAAACATTATCTAGAAAATAAAGCATCTGATCAATGTATTTGATTTTTGCTTCTTGGTTAATGATGTCGTCGTCCGACTCAAGATAGACTTTCATCTTGTCGGCGGTTTTAATACTTGATCCGAAAGGTTTCTCAGCGTAAACTTTTGCTTCTGCCTCCCCGCTGTAATACTCTCTTTTTTCTCGGACTAATTTACGGACTTCAAATTCCAGACTGGTTTTAATCTGTGAAAGATCTGTGTAATGGTTTAAGTATTTATTATGTTGGAAAGGGATCTCCATTGAGATCTTGCCGAGGTCAGCACTGTAGTTCTTGTTCTTAAATTCAAACTCTACAAAACTATCTTGTGCCCACTCATCTTTAATTTTCTCAAATTTATTACGAAGAGATTCAAAATTCATTGTTGAATAGCAAAGGTTTCATCACGGATGTTGTACTTAGTATACTTGAATGTTACTTGAGCTGTAAAGTATTCGATGTCATTAGATGAAGCATCGAAACTCATTTCAGATACACTAATTGGAAATAAATTTTCAAAATCAATAACATGATTTACATTGTACGACGAGGTGTAGATTAATACTTGACCATTACTATACTCTGGTTCTTGGGTCGGCATATGTCCTTCAGACACACCGTTTTGTCTTACCCAATCAAAAATAGAACGCCAGTTAATTAACTCTTCATCGACAATAAACGTCACAGACAAGTCCCCATATGTTACCCCGCCACCAGCTACGATAGGAAATTGACGGAACCTAGTGGGGACTTCGGTGAATGGCATAGAAAGATCAGGGAGGTTAACTCGCTGACAGAAAAAATCTACCCCCCGAAACTTTTCCAGTTGGAGTTTAAATCCAACTGGCGAGAGGTAGTTTCTATTTCCAATTTGTTCCTTATACCATTCAGCAGGCATGTGTCAACTTCCCAAGCATTACTATTTAGGTGTAGTATGCCTGGTAGTAAGCAACGATGCCTGCTGAAATAGCGTGTCCTTGACTTACCCAATCGTGACAACAAGAAGTAATACTCTCCATACTATGTACAGGAGAACCATCTTCATTTAACTGAGATCCAAACTTCTTGAGGAGGATACTATAAACCTCTTCACGTAGTTTCATACGAGCGTCACTGTAACGCCAGTCTTCATTCATCGTAGTTGTACCAGAAGTCATCCCAGTCCTCCGTGGTTGCTTCGTAGATAGGGCATGGTTCCTCCATAAGGATTTCGTTCTTCATCTTAGCACAACGCTCCCGAAGAACCTTCTCGTCTGTGTCAGGTAGCATACCGTCTGTGTTGTCTAGGTCTTTTCTCATCGAACGTATTCGTTTAGGATGTCTAGAATTTCATTATAGGCATGGTGAGCACCATCGTGCCACTCACCATTCTTGTCTTGTCTTGAACCGTTGTAAAGGGCGGTCTTTAATTTATATACTCTAGCGAGTAGGTCAGTTTTGCTCACGGATCCAGTGGACATAATGCTTTCTCAGTCTATAGGTATTTAATAAAAAAGGGACCCCCGTTAGGGGTCCCTGACAATTCAGTGAATCTGATGGATCACATGAGGTTACGTACAAGAACACGTCTGTAGTACATGTTAACACCAGCGGTGAGGGTCTCACCGTCAGGGGTGCCGTTGTAAGCACCGTTGGTGGTAACGAATGGGTTGCTGACCATACCGTAACGAGTCTTGAAGCCAATCTTGGGCTGGAAGTTGTTAGGATCGATCGAACGAACCATCTGGAGGGGAACGTATGGGCAATAGAAGAGACCAGCGTCATAAGGAGAGGTGCCCTTATAACCCATTACGTAGTAGTGGTCATCGCTGAAGTTAGCAGAGTAAGGATCAACGTAGACCTTGATACGACCGTTAATAGTACCAACGGCAAGGTTGCCAGTGTCATCAACAGTACCGATGGAAGGACCACCAGCGCCTGAGAGACCTGAGGAATAGTCAAGAACACCAGCCATGGCGAGAGCAGAAGCAACGTCAGCTGAACAGATCAGGAAGTTGCCCTTTCCTCTACGAGTGTCTTGGGCGATAGCGTTAGCGTCACGCTCGATTTGGAAGAGAAGACCTTTGAACTTCTCAACCGACCAACGACCGTTGCTGTCAACGTCGAGGTCGAAGATGCCAGCGTTAGCAACGTTGTTCTGAGCACCAGGCTTAGCAACGCTGTATACACGACGGACAACTTCACGGTTGATCTCAGCGAGAACTTCGCTAGACAGAATGTTAGCGAGCTCTTGCTCAGCGTCAAGACCATGGATCGCCTTGAGGTCTTGAGCGAGTTCTAGAGTGTACTCAGCTTTGAGTGCTCTGGACTTAGCAGTCACAGAGGTCTTCTCGATGCTGAATGACATCTCACGGAACAGCTTACCAGCATCGCCAGCTTGCTCTAGATCTTCACGTGAGAAACCACGGGTTGTTTCGTAGGTGCCACCGTCGTTGAGGAGACCAGGGTTGGTGCCAGCAAGGGCATCACCAGCGCCACCACGTGTGGTGTCATAAGCACCAGCAGTAGCGTCGAGACCAGCAGTGAAGTTGGCATCAGGCTCGTTGAACAGTGCCTCTTCTCCGCCTTGGTTCTCGTAGCGGGATCTCATAGCGAAGATGAGACCTGAAGGACCTGACATAGGCTGAACACCACAAACGTCATATGCCATTAGGTTAGGCATAGCACGACGAACGAGGCTGATTAGAACGGGGTCGAAACCAGCAAGACCAGCGGTGTTGTTTGAAGCGAGAGCAGAACCAGCGGGGGTT